ACAGGGCTGTAAGATACTCGGAATCGGCACAATCTGGTCACTTAATGACATTTTCTGCACAAGGCATGAATTTCTTGAGGCGGGATTGGCGGCACCGGGTACACGTTTCAAGATAATCAAAATCCCAGCTATGAACGAGAAAGACGAATCGAACTTTGATTACGATTACGGAGTAGGTTTTTCCACGTCAAAGTACAAAGAGATCAGGGCAAGGTTTGAGAATGACGGTGATATGGCATCGTGGATGGCGCAGTATATGCAAGAGCCTGTTGAGAGAGAGGGTGCTGTATTCGTTCCAGACGATATGCGGTACTATAACGGCATCTTGCCGAGTGAAGAACCCTTAAAGGTGTGTTGTGCCTGTGACGTTGCCTTGGGTGGAGACGATTATTTGTCATTCCCGATAGCGTATGTGTACGAGGATGGTTCGGTTTACATTGACGATGTGGTTTACGATAATGCCGAGAAGAAATTTACAAAGCCACAGGTGGTAGACAAGATCATTGAGCATCACGTTACTTCGGGATATTTCGAAGCTAATCAGGGCGGAGAAGGCTACAAGGACGAGGTAAATCAAGAATTGCTAGGCAAGGGCATTAAGATAAACTTGCGCTCAGAATATGCCCCAACGGATAAGCGTAAGGCACAACGTATCTGGGACAAAGCGGGGTCAATCCGTGAATACTACTTCCGGGATCCATCGTGCCGGAACAAACAGTACAGGATGTTTATGACAAACCTGTTCAGTTTCAACTTCAAGGCGAACCAAAAGCATAAGCATCAGGATGCTGCTGACAGCCTGGCAAGTTTGGCGTACTTTCTGGAAGGCACTTGGGCGAATGCAAAGGTGGAGGCGGCAATAAACCCATTCAGGAGGAAACAGTATGGGTATTAAAAGCGATTGGTATTTGCTTGACGATAACGAGAAGGCTATCCAGAGCCTTAAAGAGCGCATAGAAGTCCTGCTTGCGGCTGCTACACGGACTACTAGGGGCTTTGAGAGCAACGGTAGCCGTAAGATAGGCGGTACGAAGGACAAGAACGCTGATATAGTTATCAAGATCATGGAGCTGGAAGATGAGCTTGCGGAGCTAGGCTATGAAAAGCACGTCAAGAGCGTATGGCTGAAATTGCACATAGCGCAGGTGGAGAGGGATAAGCGCAAGGTATTCATAGACCGCTACCTGAAAGGCATGAGCCTGAACGAGACAGCTAGGGCGAACGGCATCACGAAAAAGACCGTCTGTCAGATTTTGAAAAATTTTGAAAAAAACACTTGACAAGGTGACACCCTATGTGCTATTTTTGGTATGATGGGTGAACTGTAAACAGGCACAGAGCAGTTCAGCCTATATTTTTTTACCTGCCGATATGACGTTATATGACGTTATGTTGGCTTTTTTTATGCACGGAGGATACGATGAATAAACTTCATTTTCAGGACTTGGTCAGAGGTGAATACGGACGGAAAACTGCATACGTTGATTTCACGGAAGTTACGCCCGGTAACATCCTGAAAATCTTTAACGAGGGAGTTAGCTGCTTGAATTGGAATCGTCCGGCTATCCGTTATCTGCATAACTATTACAAAGGTGACCAGCCTGCACTTTACCGCCAGAAAACGGTCAGGGATGATATAAACAATCCTGTTGTCGAGAACCACGCATTCGAGATTGTGGCTTTCAAGAATGCACAGACTTACGGTGAGCCTGTTCAGTGCGTCAGCCTAAAGAATGACGATAAAACAAACAGTGCGGTTGACAAGCTGAATGACTATAACCGCATAGCAAATAAACGTTTGGTTGATATAGAGTGCGGAGAATGGACTTCAAGCGTAGGTATGGGATATAAGGCTATACAGAGAACCAAACCGCCTTATACGGCACCGTACAGGCTTGTAGCACCGTCACCGATGAATACGGTTATCGTGTACTCGTCAATTACCCATGAACCGCTTCTGTCAATCCAGCAGTTCAAGGACGAGCACGGAAACCAATACTATCAATGCTTTTCGGAATACCTTGAATACATCTACAAGAACGGTGTAATGTCAGCCGGTGCAATACACGCATTCGGGGGAATCCCGATAGTTGAATACCCGAACAATGCTGACAGGATTTCGGACATCGAACTTGTGGTCACTATGTTGGACGGCATCAATGAAATCCAAAGCAATCGAATCGACAGCGTGGAACAGTTCGTACAGGCATACTTCAAGTTTTTGGATTGTGATGTTGACGAAGAAGTATTCCAAAAAATGAAAATGAACGGTGCTATCGTTGTCCAGTCGAACAATGGTAGCCAGAGAGCCGATGTGAGCCTTATCCAACAGGAACTGAATCAGGAGGGTACACAGGTTGCCAAAGACGATTTACTTGGCAACGTACAGAGCATACTTGCCATACCTAACCGTGAAGGCAACACGGGAGGAGACACACAGGGGGCTGTCTCGCTCAGAAACGGGTGGGATTTTGCCAGGCAGAGAGCCAACTTGAAAGACCCTTACGTTGTATGTGGTGACAGGGAGCTTGGCAGAGTTGCCTTAAAGGTCATATCACAGGCAATCACACCGAACCCTTGTGACATAGACGAAACGGCATTTGATGTGCATATCGTACATAGCCCTACGGACAATCTGCTTGTTAAGTCTGAGGCACTTGAAATCCTGTTAAGGTCCGGCATACATCCGTTAGTTGCAATCCGTGTTGTAGGCTTGTGGGCTGACCCTGAGAAGGTATTCCTACAGAGCAAGGGTTACTTGGATGCTTTGTGGAAAACGGTTGACCAGATGATTGAAGAAAACAACTTACAGGGCGAAGTTGAGAAGGCTAAACAGATTGTAGGTGGTCTGAATGGCAACAAGAATAATTGATGAGCTGAGAAGCATCAAGCAGGAAGCTGACGAGTCGGCAATCCGTAAGGCGATAATAGACTTTTTTGACGAAATGGAAGTTGACGATGTAGGCAAACGGACGGAGTTAGCCATAAGCCTAGAAAAGATTTTCCGTGAAATGTTCCTAATTGCGTTAGCCGGGGAATTAGCAAGGGAACAGCTGATAAACAAGCTGATTACAGAGTATTCAATGGCTATCGTTGCAAGCGGATATAGACCAAATTACGCACATATCGAAAGGGTATGCGAGGATATTGTTGATAACACGCTAAAGGGCATAGATACGCCTTATATGACTTCTACGGACAGGTCAATAGCCATTGCCGAGAATGAAACAAACAATACAGCAAACGCTGATGAATATATGACCGCCATTGAGAATGGCAAAACAGAAAAAACGTGGCATACTGAAAAGGACAACAAAGTTCGCAAGACGCACAGGGAAGTAGACGAAATTACAATCCCGATAGACGAGTTATTTCAAGTCGGGGATGCTGAAATGCGGTTTCCTTGCGATATGGAACTTGCCTATGACAGTCCACAAGAAACAAATAATTGTCGATGCCATATTTCATACAGATAAAACAAAGAGTTACCTGGACGGGTGGCTCTTTTTTTATACATAAAATTTGCAGCTATGCGATAAATAGCAAACCCGAAGCGGATGCGAACCGTGTTAAAAAAGCGTGGGAGGAAGGACAATTTATGACAAGAGACGATGCACGAAAGAACTTAGTAGCTTGTGGCGTATCTGAACCAACGGACGAGCAGATTACATCATACCTCAATCAGGTTAATGGTGCTATCAAGTCTGAAAAGGACAGGGCTGACAAGTACAAAGAAGAGGCAAGTCATGTTAGTGATTTGCAGAAACAGCTTGATGAGATCAATTCTAAAGGCTTATCAGACGTGGAACGTGCAAACAAGGCAACAGAAGAAGCCTTAAAGAAAGTCGCAGAACTTGAAAAGAACATCAAGACTATGCAGACACAGAAGCAACTTGCAGAACTAGGCATTGTTGGAGAAACAGCTGAGAAATTATTTGATGCTGATGGCAATGTCGATTTTAGTGTATTCGGTCAGATATTGTCCGAAACCAAAAAGAACGCCGCTACAGCCAAAGAAAAGGAACTTGCGGGCAACGCAGGAAATCCCGGAGGACAGGGCGGATCAAACCCGCCTGAGAAAACCGAAGATGTGAAGTATGCGGAAGGTTATGCGAAGCGTGTAGCTGAAAGCAGTAAATCACAGAGCGAGGCAATGGCGGCATACCTAAAATAATCGAAAGAGAGGAAAAAGATTATGAAGTTTGCTACAAACGATGTAACCATGACTCCCGAGATTTTGAAGAGAAAGCTCGGTGCTGAGTACATGGTGCCCGTAACTATCGCAAGCACAGAGTTTGCGTACACTGACGTAATCAAGGCAGGTACTCCCATCGATGCAGATGGCAAGGTTGCCGAGGATACCGTAGTTGACGAGTATACCACAACCAGCAACGCAGTAGGTATTCTGCTTAATGATGTTTACGTTGAGAATCCCAACGGTTCACTTATCAAGGCATTCGCAGTAATCAATACTGCTAACTGCCCTGTAGTTAGTACCGTTAGCGTTATCACTGACGCTGTTAAGGCGGCTCTGCCCCTTATCGTGTTTGAATAATTGAGAAAGAGAGGAAAAAAAACATGAGACTTAGAGACGCTTATTCAGCAAAAGCTATCGCTATAGCACATACCGAAGCTGCAAGCAACAAGATACCTTATCTTGGAAGTCTGTTGTTCCCTGCTAAGAAGAAGATGGGACTTGATCTCAAGTGGATTAAGACCTCAAAGGGACTGCCTGTATCGCTTATGCCTAGTGCATTCGATACAAGGTCAACAATCAGAAGCCGTGAGGGCATCAAGATTCAGGAGACTGAAATGGCTTACTTCAAGGAGAGTATGCTTGTCAAGGAAGTTGATGAGCAGGAAATCCTTAGAGTTAAGGAGTCCAGCGACCCTTACGCACAGGAAGTTCTTGACCGTATCTTTGACGATGCAAACACCCTTGTTGACGGTGCTAGGGTTGTTCCCGAGCGTATGATTATGCAGCTGCTCAATCCTATTAACGGACACCCTTCAATCAGCATTTCGGCTGATGGTGCTACATACTCGTACAATTATGACCCCGATGGTTCATACGCAACGAACAACTATGAGGCACTTACAAGCCATGCCTGTTGGAATGACCTTACCGCTGATTCTACGGCTGACCCCTTGAAGGACATTCAGGACGCACAGGACGCTGTTGAGGCAAAGACAGGCACTAGACCTTCAATCGCAATCATGTCTAGGGAAACCTTTAACTATGTAAAGGCTAACCCGAAGATCAAGAACTATATCCTTGCACAGAATCTTACTGCAACCGTGATGATTACTGACGCAAAGGTTAAGGAGCTTTTCTTAACTGAGCTTGGCGTAACCATCATCGTTTACACAAAGCAGTTTAAGACCGAGGCAGGACTTGCTTCACAGTTCTTTGCTGACGGATTCTGCGCATTAGTACCCGAGGGCGCACTTGGCAATACTTGGTTCGGAACTACGCCCGATGAGCGTACACTTCTGAGCGACCCTAACTACGATACCGCACTTGTTGACACTGGTATCGCTGTTACGGTTACAACCACAAGTGACCCTGTTCACACAAAGACAACCGTATCCGAGATCGTACTTCCTTCATTCGAGAGAATGGATGAAACCTATGTAATCAAGGCTTATACCAAATAATCCGGGAAGGAGAAAGCTATGGTATTTGAATACACAGTAAAATACAATGGCAAACGCTACCTTCCGGGCGAGGATGTCCCTATGGAAGAACCTAAGACCGAAGAGGTCAAGGCTGACCCTATAGCGGAAGAATTGCCCGAAGAGAAAGGACCTGTGCCTGTTAAGGGCAAGGGCAAGAAGAAAGCTAAATGACAGGAGGCTGACGGATGGTTGACATAAGCTCACTTAAAACACATATTGCCAGCCTTTTGACTGCGGAGCTGATGAAAGAGGACAACTTCAATGAGAACCTTTTGAACAGCAAGGTTGAGCTTGCGATAAGGGACGTGATGGCGAAGCGTGAGTATGGCAACAGCCATTACACGGATGCAAAGATACTTGACGAGTTATCGACAAGGTATTTCAGCACCATTACAAGGCTTGCAAGGTACGATTACAACCAGACAGGCGCAGAAGAACAGAAGAACCATTCTGAAAATTCGGTGTCAAGGACTTGGTACGATAGGAATAAACTGTTATCTGATGTTCATGCGTTCGTCAAAATCTTCTAAAGGGGGTGACGATATGCCGGATATTACGATAACGCTTGCAACCTTAATATCTGTTGTATCTGTCTCGTTCGCAGTGTTTTTCGGGGTCAAGTCAAAGAAAAGGGCTGACGATGAGGATGTTGCGAAACGTGCCGAGACTATCACAAGGGTTGCTGACAATATGAGCGCATTGACCAAAAGTTTTGATTCGTTCACTACGGAGATAAAACTTGAAATTCGGGATATGCGCACAAACTTTGATGAAGTCAAGACAAAACAGATAAAACAGGAAACAACAATAGAGCATTTGATACAGAGGATTGAGAAGTTAGAGGGCGGTGTTTGATATGCGCACACTTAACAAGAATAAGCAGACAGTCTATTTTGCTTTACTCATAGGACGGGAAGCGGAAAGCACAGGGGAAACCATAACGGTTGATGAAGAAACGGTATATGTTGACGAAGGCGATTACACTAACGAATATACCGTACCAGAAGCCTTTTCAGCTAACATAAGCTTTTCGGGTCACGATTCAGTTGATGTTGAGTTTGGCTTGGATATGTCGGCTTATGACGCGGTCATAGTAAGCAATAAACAGACACTGCCTATAACTGAGACAAGCCTTATATGGTTTGAGACTGAACCGCCTGTAACGGCAAACGATGGAGCAACAGCTGATTATTCGGTTGTCGCAGTCAGGCACAGCCTGAACTACACCAAAGCAATCTTGAAGAGGCGTGTAAAGAATGGTGATTGAGACTAAGCTAAATTCGGCTGATGTAAGAAAAGCGGCTGACGAAGTAAGGCAGTTTGGGAGAGACTTCCAGACTAAAGTATATCAGGTCTTACAGCGTTTAGCCGACAAGGGCATAACTACTGCACAGACCACGATAGGCAATTTCGGAAAGTTTGTTACATTCAGCAAACAGACAGCCGGGGATGGCGTTGTGGTTGTAGCACAGGAAACCAACGTGATTGTTGCTAGATGGTTACGGAAAGGTGAAGAAGTGGAAGCAGTTGTATCTCCCTTGCTTATGGCTGAATTTGGTGCGGGTCCACACGCTATCATCTGGGAAGGTCAGAATGGTAATACAAACACCTTGCCTGACGGAAAAGAGATAGGGCGTGGATCATTCAAATATCCTGACCAAATACAGACACACGCATTTCAGAGTTCTTGGTGGTATATGGACTTAAACAAGCAATGGCATCAGGCTAGTGGTATAAATCCCACCAGACCGTTACACAATGCCGTATTAGAAATAATAGCACAGATAGAATCCACGGCAAGGGAGGTGTTCAGAGATGGCGCAGACTGATTGGGTTTTTGATATTGAGTCCAAAATCTTTACAATAATTAAGACTAGGCTCAATAAGGCTCTTCTGACAGCCTATCCGAAACTTAACATCACACAGCAGGAAAAGCTGAACGATGATGTTAGCCTGCCTACCGTATTCCTGAAAATGCTAGACAGCCCTGAAATGGGCGCAGACTTAGAAAATACCACGATCAACGCTATGTTAGTTACGTTTGAAACTCACATTACCGTATCAAAGGACATGGGACTTTCGGGATTGCGCACAGTATCAAAGGTTGTGACGGATAACTTCAAGAAGCTCAGGTTCAACATGGTGTACCGTGGCGAGATAAACAGGGAAACGTCCGATACATACAAGCTGATAGCACGTTTCAGGCGTGTGATAGGAGCTGATGAAGAAATAAACTTTTAACTTGACAATCTGAATATAATGGTGTAACATTTGGTTATGGAAAGGAGATAACCAGATGAATGCACAATGTATAGATTTGACAGGTAAAAAGTTCAATAAACTAACCGTTATCGCTAAAGGTAATGGTTATTACACAAAAGGTGGTCAGTATAAAACTACTTGGATATGCCGATGTGATTGTGGGAATGTAAAAGAAATCACATCCGAGAAAATCCGAAAAGGCTCTACTCAATCTTGTGGTTGTGTGCGAAAACAGAAAATCGCAAACGTGAATTTCGATGATATTACAGGAATGAAGTTTGGTAGATTGACAGTGATTAGATTTTTACAGCCAGAAGAAAGAGAAGATTGGCGTAGGCAATGGCTTTGTAGGTGTGAATGTGGTAACGAAATTCAAGTAAATAGTAGCAAGCTACGGAACGGACATACAAGATCGTGCGGTTGCATAATTGTTGAAAAAATCGGAAATCTAAACAAGAAATATCTAAATAGCAATAAAAGGCTTTATAGCGTTTATAGAGGAATGCTAGCAAGGTGTTATGATTCAAAGTATGCTAGCTATAACGCTTACGGTGGAAGAGGTATTCAGGTTTGCAAGGAATGGAAAGAAGATTATGATACATTTGCAAAATGGGCGTTTGAATCAGGATATGACAAAAATGCTGTATACGGTGACTGTACCTTGGATAGAATAAATGTGGACGGAAATTATTGCCCTGAAAATTGCAGATGGGTTAATTCAGTAATTCAACAGAACAACAGACGGGACAATTTATATGCCGAATATCAAGGCAAGGTTCATACTTGTATGGAATGGTCAAGAATACTTGGGGTGGCTTACAATAAACTACAATACCATTTGAAACGTGGCAGAACAATAGAATATATACTGACACATTGAAAACTTTAAAATCAAAAAAATAAGCGAGCTGAAAGGCTTGCTTTTTTTATGCAAAAAAAGGAGGAAAAATAAGATGGCAGATGTATCTGTTATGGGCGTTTCGACCCTTGGTAAAGACGCTTGAAACGTATTCAATGCGAAGTTTCAAGTATGCCGTCTATGATGAAATCGTCAGGTAAATCATAGATAATTAGTGGAGAAACAAGCTGGGAAATGGTTTGCAACCATAATCAGAATGTTAAGGCTGAATCTAACAGTTCAGTCAACGGCAACGCATAGAAGTTGAAACTTTAGCTGTGATGCTAAAGAATATAATACTTCCACGAGGCTCCACCAACGGACGATACGATTGCAGAAATCGTGTTGAAAAGCTATGCTGGGCTGCATTGTAATGATGCAGAAGTAAGGATAAAAAGCCTTACGATAACAAAACGATTACTTTCGGTTATGGCGTTGAATCTGCTGGCTATGCAGGCACAAAGCCTAGTAGCTTTACACAGCTTCACAGAATCAATAATATCGCAGGCATCACAGTAACACCGTCTACTATTGATGCTTCGGCATTAGAGGATTACGTTACAAAGACCGTTGCAGGACGTGGTGACACAGGCGGAACATGGCCCATCACCGTCAACTTTACACCTGAGACAGCTACTGAGTGGGCTAACCTTATCAGTGCTTATCAGACAGCAAAGGCATCTAACCTCAATATGTGGTTTGAGATGATCGTTCCCGGTTTCACCGATGCGTTCTTCGTAATCGCACAGCCACCCGAGGTAATGCCTCAGCCCGAAGCAGCGCAGAACGGACTGTTTACGGTTGAGTTCCCGCTCATCATTGTTGAGCCTAAGGGACTTTCTTCAAAGGTAGCTTTCACCTGATAGGAAAGCACAATTAAATAGTTTTCAAGGGATTCAAGGGCGGGGGAAACCTCGCCCTTCCTTTGATATATAGACATAAAAATGTCAGAAGGGAAGGTAAAAATAATATGATGACATTAGTAGTAGGTGACAAGGAATACAAAGTTAAATTTGGTTACAACAGTTTTTGCGATAGCGACCTGTTAGACCGTACATCGGAAATGCTTGATCTTCTCAGAGACAGAAACATCGAGAAGGATAACGCATTCACACGCAGGATGTTCAATCTTGTACGGGAGCTTGTTTTTGAAGGTCTGAAAAAGATGAATCCTGTTGAAAGTGAAAAAGAAGTCGGGGACATACTCGATGATTACTTTGATGCAGGAACAGAAGAAGAACCACACGGACTTATGAACATTTTTGAGCAATTAACGAATGAACTTTTAGCCGAGGGTTTTATCGGAGACCTTCTGAAAACAGCACAGAAAGCAGTGGAGAAGAAGGTCAAGACTACGAAGATAACGAAACGCTGACATATAGGGAGCTTTTCTACAAAAGGTTACTGCCTATGTACGTTGCGCTAGGCTTGACGAAACAGGAAGTAATGGTTGCGAGCCCTGTTGAAGTGGAATATGTGTTCGAGGCACAGAAGATACGCAAAAAGCTGGACGATCAGAGTAATTGGGAGCTAGGGCTTTACATCGAGTCGGCAGTATCGACAGCCGTAGAGCATAATCTGGCAGGACGGAAAGCGCAGTCAAGGTATGTGGAAGAGCCGTTCAGCCATAAGATAGAGCGCAAAGAACATGACCTAATGGATAACAATAAACTGCTCATGGCAACGCTGGTTACATGGGCTAATAACTGGAAGCTGGAGCATCAGAAAGCGGAGGAATAAAACGATGGCAGATTTAGAAACCTTAACGCTACAAATAAATGCGGAATCGCAAAAGGCATATAACGCCATTGACAAATTAGCACAGCGGTTAGACCGCTTATCGGGGAGCATAGCAAGCCTAGAGACAGGCAAGTTATACGAGCTTGCTGGCGGTCTGAATAACCTCCGTTTTCAGCTCCTTGCATTCAATACAAAATCTAGCAACAAGGATTTCAAGCACCTTGTTAATAACATTCATTCTTTCACAACGATAGACACAAGCAGATTGGATGCGCTTTCGGCATCTTTAGGAACTTTGTCTAATGCTTTTACAGGAATGTCGAGTGCGGCTGCCGTATCGGACAATGTAAAGACGCTAGTAGCATCAATCGGCAAGTTGGGCGGTGTATCAATCCAGAGAGCCATAACCAATATACCGTTGCTTGAAAGCTCATTATCGCACCTTATCAGGTCATTTTCAACACTGCCAAACATCAATCAGAGTGTTATAGACTTCACAAATAGCCTTGCTAACCTTGCGTCACAGGGGCAGAGGATAGGAAGTGCCGCTAACACTATAAATAATTCACTTGACAGATTCGGGGCATCGGCATCTAGGGCTACAAGAAAGTCATTCAATCTTGCTAGTGCAATCGGTAAGGTCTATGCGCAGTTCTGGATTGCTATGAGGGCGGCAAGCGGATTGAAGAACGCATTCAAGGACGCTGCTGATTACCTAGAGGCATATAATTATTTCGAGGTTGTCGCTGAGAAGATAGGCACAGATACGTTCCGTAAGGCAGGTATAGGAAGTGCTGACAAATACGCTGACGCTTTTACACAGGAAATGCGCAGAAAGCTAAAGCAAATGTCGGGATTGGAACTTGACCTGGAAGATAGGCTGATAAAGACAACCAACGCTAAGTCGTTAGGGCTGAATCTTACGGAGCTTACTCAGTATCAGGCATCTATAGCAAGCATTACAAATTCAATGGGACTTGCACAGGAAGTATCTACTTCAGCAGCAAAGGCTTTCAGTATGCTTGCGGCTGATATGGGTTCGCTCCGTAACGTGGACTTTGAACAGATTTCACAGAACTTGCAGAGCGGTCTTACGGGTGCCGCAAGAAGTCTTTATAAGTACGGCATCGACATTACTAACGCAACGCTCCAGCAGTACGCATACGCAAACGGTGTTGATAAAGCCGTTTCGGAAATGACACAGGCTGAAAAGGCACAGTTAAGGCTTCTTGCGATACTTGACCAGAGCAAGGTAGCTTGGGGCGATTTGGCTAATACGATCAATTCACCGAGCAATCAGTTAAGACAGCTGAAAACAAACCTTGCGGAAGTCGGGACGGTGTTAGGACAGCTGTTCATTCCTGTTTTACAGAAAACCTTGCCTTGGATAAACGGACTTTCTATAGCGTTCAAGGAACTTCTTGTTGATATTGCTGGAATACTTGGAATTGAGCTTTCGCTTGATGAGTTTGGTGCAGGTTTTTCCGATACGATAGACGAGGATACGGAAAGCCTTGATGATCTCAATAAGACCATGAAGGAAACCAAAAAGGGAATCCGTGAGTTTGATGAACTGAAAGTCATAGGCGCAAACAAGGACGATGATAAATCAGGATTGTCCGACCAGATAGACCTTACTCAGCAGATTTTAGCAGCAACGGCTGAATATGAGAAAGTCTGGGACGAAGCATACGAGCGCATGACCAGCAAGGCGCATGAGATAGCAAAGGCTATAAGCGGTGCTTTAGACCCTATCCGTCAGATTGTCGAGGATTTCCATATCGGGAATTTCTTCAAGGCTGGCGAAGATGTATCTAAACTGACAACCTCTATCTTTAATTTTATTTCAGATGCTATTAAAAGTGTTAAGTGGAATGATATTGGTAAAAAGATAGGTGACTTTTTTGCGGGTATTAAATGGAGTGAAGTATTCGCAAGCATCGGTGATTTGATATTCAATGCAATTCAGGGAGTATTGAATCTTTGGCATGGTGCTTTTGAAGTTGCTCCTTTTGAGACAGCTATAATAACAGCTTTCGGGATATTAAAGTTTACTTCTTTGGGACAGACACTTACTACGAACATCACAACAGCTATTAAAAATTGGTTTGTTAGTCATGGTGTAGATAAGAATTTCCTTGCAAAAGCAGGAATCGGGGCTATATCCCTTGGATTGAGTGTGGCTTTTACCATAAACAACATTGAAAGCGTACAGACAAGTAAATATGCCGCTTTCAGTGCTGAAAGTTTATTCAAGTCGGCTATAAGCTCATTGTTAGCTGGCGCAGGAATTACAATGTTAGCATCAGCATTAGGTGCAGG